CTACACAACAATTGGACTTTATGATAAGTGGGGAATTAAAAGATATTATTTTAATAAAGTTTTACCTGTTGTTCATGATTCACCAATACCTAATAAAATAAAAATTTTTGGTAGTGATGGTGATTTTATTTTAAATAAGGAAGACGTTAAAATAGATTATTTAAATAAAAAAATACATGTTGACAAAAAATATTTTGATTTAGTTTATCCGAATTTTAAATTTAAGTCCACTGAAAAATTATCCGAAAAGATTGGAATAACTTCGTCTAATGTTAGAGAGGCTTTAAAACAAGCGTTCCCTAATGAATGGAAAAATGAAACACCCGAATTTACCGCAGGTTTAAGGGGTGTTTACACTATAGGTGAAAAACTAGGAACCGATGAAGATTGGTCAATTATGAATTACTTTGATACTAAAGATGAAATTCATTCATTAATTTATTTGAAATATTTTGATTATTTAAAAGAAAATCCTGACAAAGAAATTAATGATATTGTATCTTGGATGGCCGAGTTATTTACAACAGATATTGATTTTACAAAATTATTAGTAGATAGACAATGGTCATCAATTGAAAGCGGATTAAAACTTGAAAGATATTCAATAGATAATTTTATAGATAAAATAGGGGTTAGTGATGTTAAATATTATCCACACGGTTCTAAGATGGATAGATGGTTTAGTGTTGATGTGACAGTAAATAGCACTAATTTTCAAATAAAACCTTTAACCTTATTTAAGAAAGAAAACGATGAGTATATTGTGGGTACTTATGGTATGACGGATTATAAATCAAAAAAGAAAGTTGATAAGATAGCTTTTGTAAATTTTAGTAAATGTATAATAATTGATAACAAAGATTATAAAGTACTTTCTAAAACCAAAGTTTCATTTAAACAAAAACCACAAATAATTAACTAATATGCCGTTACCTAAAAAAATAAAAAAACATATACCTTTAACTTCTTCAAAGATTTTATTTGCAAGAAGGGAAGAACTTGTTGATAAAATTAATAAGGATGGAACATACCTTCCCAAATCATTATTACATGCTGATTTGGACAAAGGATTTTTGGATTTTGTAAAAGAAGATTTAAAAACTGTTGTTACGGGTAAAGTAATACCAATGGTTGATATTATTGTTACAACACAAAACTGGTCTCAATTTACAGAGACTTGGAATTTTCAAAATATAGATAAAAATGTTGAACCACCATTTATTACTGTGGTAAGAGTTCCCGAAGTAAAATTTGGAACTAATCCCGCATTACTTTATAACATACCAAATAGAAGACAATATTTTTATGCTCAAGTTCCAACGTGGGACGGACAACGACATGGAATGGATATTTACAAAATACCACAACCTGTACCTGTTGATATAACTTATCAAGTTAAAATCATTTGTAACAGAATGAGAGAATTAAATCAATTTAATAAAGTTGTTTTAGAAAAGTTTGCTTCGAGACAAGCATATGCGGTCATTAAAGGACATTATATTCCAATAATTATGAATAACATTTCAGACGAATCTGTGATGGAATTAGAAAAAAGAAAATACTACATACAAAACTATGAGTTTACTATGTTAGGATTTTTAATGGATGAGGATGAGTTTGAAGTTTCACCAGCAGTTTCAAGAGTTTTACAGGTAGTAGAATTTGAACAAGGTACAACTAAAAAACAAAAAAAGAATTTAGTTGATAATAAAAAGGTCTCAAGTGATGCAATATTTGTTGTGGGTAATAATACAGTAACACAACTATTTGATTATACGACCGATATATCTGTAGGAGAAACATTAAACATTGATAGTTTTGATGTTTTTATTAATAATGATTATTATGGTTCTGATATTAGTGAAATACAATTAAACACTAATGACGTTTTAAGATTAGTTGTTACCAAAACTGATAACACTCAAGAAAGTAAAATTAACCTAATTAATTTGGTGATTTAATTTTCACCATATATATCAGGTTTACCCTTACATTTTTCAATAATTAATTTCTCTAAAAACTTATACATCTTGATTCCCCTCTTTTCACAATATGTTTTTAATATATCGTGAACTTCAACTGAAATCTTTAAGTTTTTTATTTTCTTTTCGTTCTGTTTCATGGTAGAAAAAAGGCAGAAAATAATCTGCCTAATTTATAAATACTTCGTATAATGTAAAGTATTTTGGTTTTTTAGTTGATATTTATTTAAAAAATAAAATAAAACAAGAAAACAAAAAGACTAATGGCAACAAACAGTAAAGTATTCGTATCACCTGGTGTGTATACCTCTGAAGTAGACTTAAGTTTTGTAGCTCAAAGTGTTGGGGTAACAACATTAGGTATTGTTGGTGAAACTTTAAAAGGACCAGCATTTGAACCTATATTTATCACAAACTTTGATGAATTTTCTACTTACTTTGGAGATACTTCACCAGAAAAATTTATCAACACTCAAATCCCTAAGTATGAGGCGGCTTACATAGCCAAGGCTTATTTACAACAATCAAATCAATTGTTTGTAACTAGAATATTAGGATTATCAGGTTACGATGCGGGTCCATCGTGGACAATAACAACAAAGGCGAATGTAGACCCATTAACAATAGATTTTTATTGTGAAGACCCAGTTATTGTAAACTGTGAACCAGCTTGTAATGACTTTTTAACAATTGATTTCGCAATAGACTTTTCGGGTTGTACTAACAGTATAGACTCTATTGAGTTTTTAGACCCAACACAAATACCAACTGTAATTGCAAATAGAATTGATATTCCTTATGAATTGTTTGATGGTAGTACTTCTACATTGAGAACAAACATGGAAGACCAAATTTTTGACATTTTAAATGATACTAATTTGGAGAACACATCAATTTATTATTATGGTGCAATTTCAGGAGATACCTACAGTGGTTTTAGTCCTGTGTTCACCGCAGAAACTAATGTGTTTGGTGTTAACAGTGTTGATGCTTCAGTAATTGATTATTCGGCACCTCAAAACGACCCTTGGTATTATGCATTATTTGATAATTTAGGTAATGCGGCTTATACAGGATATTCATTTTGGAGTATTGTTACAGGTTTAACTTTAACACCACCAACAACTACGACAACTACAACATCAACAGGTACTACAACAACCACAACAACTAATCCTTGTGTGACACCAACACCAACAAGTACAACAACTACGACTACCGCAGCACCTGTTAATTGTTATACAGGTACTTTAATCGGTAGGATTTACGTGTTCTCAGGAACGGCATATACTGATTATGATGATTTGGTGATAGCAACTCTTCGTTCAAGAGGCATCGCAACTTACAGTTCAGACAACGGTCCTGTATATGAAGTATCTGGTTTGACTGATGTTACTATGGATTGTACAGGTCAATATTCAGGTGTAACTAAAAATCCATACGCAACATTTGGTATTAATGTAACCAGTAAAGACGGTGATAATTATTTCTTTGAAACTTCTTTCCAAAACTCAGATTCTGAATATCTACCAAAAGTATTTGGTGCATCAAATTTTGCAAAACCGAGAACGGTTGTCCCATTATTTGTTGAAGAAAGATTCCAAGCTCTTTTAAACTACGGTTGGAGAAAAGGATTTATTAGAGGTTTAAATTGTGATTTAACCGCTCTACCTGATGCAAGACAAGGTAATGACCCAACGTCAATTGCTTGGTATTTAGAACAATATCAATCACCAACATCACCTTGGGTTGTATCTGAATTAAGAGGTAACAAAGTTTATAACTTGTTTAAATTTACAACAATCGCTGACGGTGACGAAGCAAATATTGAAGTTAAAATATCAATCGCAAATATATCATTCAACAATGGTACATTTGATGTGTTGGTTAGAGATTTCTTTGACTCTGATGCTAACCCTGTTGTGATTGAGAAATTTACTAATTGTAGTATGAACCCTAACGATAATTCATTTATCGCTAAAAAGATTGGTACTACTGATGGTGAATATCAGTTAAATTCAAAATACATAATGATTGAAATTAACGAAGATGCTCCTGTAGATGCATTACCTTGTGGTTTCTTAGGATTTAATTTTAGAGAGTACGCAGGTGTTAGACCACCATTCCCAATTATTAAAGCTAAATATGATTTCCCAGGTGAAGTAATTTATAACCCACCGTTTGGATTATCATCAGGTGCTGATGATGTTACAAGAAGTGCGGGGGATAATGTTCGTAGAACTTATTTGGGTATTTCTGATACAATCGGTATTGACGTTGATTACTACTCATATAAAGGTAAACAATTACCGTTAGACATATGTTCTGACTCAACAGGTGAGGATTGGGCGTTTAGAAGTAGAGGTTTCCACATGGACATTAACGCTAGTGGTATTACAATCCCTAACACATTTGTAACTAGTGGTACACCAGCGTTTTATGTTGGTAGTGCACCTTTCACTTCAGACCCTGATAACGAAGATAATCCATACTACAGATTATTTGCTCGTAAATTTAGTTTATTGTGTCAAGGTGGTTTTGACGGATGGGACATCTATAGAGAATCCAGAACCAACCAAGATAGATTTAAATTAGGTAGAAACGGATATTTGAACGGCTCTTGTCCTTCAATCAAATTCCCAACTGCAACAGGATGGGGAGCGTTTAAACAAATAACAATTGGTGATAACACTCAAGATTGGGCGAACACTGACTATTATGCTTATTTATATGGTCAAAAAACATTCGCAAATCCTGAATCGGTAAACATTAACGTGTTCGTAACACCAG